CCACTGGCTGCAAGCCTGCCCGAAGTTTATGCAGCCATTGACACGCTGATTAACCAAGACCATGACTTCCAGACCCTGTTCATTGACTCGCTTGATTGGCTTGAACCAATGATCCAAGAGTATGTGTGTAAGCAGAACAATTGGAAGAACATAGAAGCGCCAGGCTTCGGTAAGGGCTACGTTGCCGCCGCTGAAGAATGGCGCAACCTTCTGTCTGGCTTGGAAGTTCTGCGATCTGCCAAGGGCATGGGTATCATTTTGATAGCCCACGACAAGATCAAACGCATTGAAGACCCGTTAACCGAAGGCTATGACAGCCATGTGCTGAAACTGCACGACAAGGCCGCTGGTCTTGTACAAGAGTGGGCTGATGTCATTGGCTATGCAGGCTACCGCATCTTCACCAGCAAGACCGATGCAGGGTTTTCTAAGAAAGAAACCAAAGCCACTACTACTGGTGAGCGCATCTTGCACGTTGAACCCCATCCGGCTCATTGCGGTGGTAACCGCTTTGGCCTTCAGAATATGCCGCTTGACTGGACGGCATTCCAAGCAGCGCTCACCGTAGCGCAGTCTTGATCACACCAGTTCGTAACTTAACTTTTTAGGAAATTTATCATGGCTCAGTTTAATTTTGACGCATCTACCGTCGCCCCTCAACAGTCCACAGGCCCGTTGCCCGCCGGAACTTATTTGGCACACATCACCGAATCTGATGTGCAGCCCTTGAAGTCTGGCAATGGCGAAGGCTTGAAGCTGACCTTTGAAATCATTGATGGCCAGTTCAAAGGCCGCCGTGTGTGGGAGAACTTGAACATTCGCCACAGCAGCGAAGACACACAACGCATTGCACAAAGCCAGTTGTCTGCGCTTTGCCATGCGGTGAACGTGATCAAGTTGATGGACACTGCCGCCCTGCACTTCAAGCCAGTTCGCATCAATGTGACCGTGCGTGAAGCCCAAGGCATCTACAAGGCTAGTAACAACATCAAGGGCTATGAGTCTGCCGGTGGTGGTGTTAGCGCACCAGCTGCTGCACCCGCACCCGTTGCTGAAACCCCTGCATGGCCAACAGCCGAGCAAGAAGCTGCCAAATCTAAAGCACCAGCTTGGGCCAGAAAATAATGGCTTTACTTCCACAATCAGTTACTGATCCTGTGGCCGATGCCATCTTTGCCTATTACAAGGCAAAGTATGGCGTGGAAGCACAACGCCCTTACCTTGGCGCTTCTGCCATTGGTAAGCCCTGCCTGCGCCAGCACTGGTACTCATTTCGATGGTCTAAGCCTGCGCAGTTCTCTGGCCGCCTGTACCGAGTCTTTCAGTCTGGCCATTTACAAGAGCCAAGGGTTTATGCTGACTTGTCAAGCATTGGCTGCACGGTTTACCAGATCAACCCTGCCACTGGCAAGCAATGGTCATTTACCGAACCATCTACTGGCCACCACTTTCAAGGCAACGCTGACGGCATCATTACGGGTTTGCCGCAGGCTCCAAAGTCCCCGCATTTACTGGAAATAAAAACAGCATCTGACAAGATGTTTAAGGAAATGCAGAAATCTGGCGTAAAGAAAGCCAAGCCCGAACACTACGCGCAGATGCAAATATACATGAAGTGGTCAATTGACCAGTTTGGGGACGATGGCTGCCGACGGGCACTGTACTTTGTTGTGAACAAAGACAACGATGACATTTATACCGAACGCTTGGAGTTTGATGCCAAAGAAGCGCAAGCACTGATTGACAAGGCCATGGCGGTGATTACCAATATTGAGCCGCCCGTTGGCGTGTCTACTGACCCAACATGGTTTGAGTGCAAGTTTTGTGATTACCAGGCGATCTGCCACGGCACAGACGTACCGGCAACAACTTGCCGGTCATGCGTCCATGCCACACCAGAACTGGATGGCCAAGGCCGGTGGTCATGCGCGTCACTTGGCACTGACTTGACCACAGACCAACAACGTAAGGGTTGCAGCAAACACCAGTACATCCCCATACTTTTGGCCAAGACTGCTAGTCCTGTTGACTTGACCAAAGACAATGGATTGATTTACAAAACGCCAGATGGCAAAGAGTTTGTCAATGGTGACCCAGAGGTTAACCCTAACTACATCAGCAGCGCTGAAATCCATGCTTGCGCAGACAAAACCGCTTTGGTGGACGAATTTGCTTTGGATCTACGCAAACAACATAATGGACGATTTGTATGAACACCCCACCAATTGACAACATTACATTGAGAGACTATTTTGCCGCCCAAGCGGTCATTGGCTTACTTACTGAGAGCCATCCCAATGTCTACCAGTTGGCACGGGATGCCTACAAAATAGCCGATGCCATGCTTGAGGAGCGCGAACGTGATCTTGCGTGAGTATCAATCCCGAGCAGTTACCGAACTGTTTGGCTGGTGGACAAAACACCAAGGGGATGCCGACATTCCCCTTTTGGTGTTGCCTACCGCCGCAGGCAAGTCGGTGATCTGCGCTGAGATTGTGCGCCAGATGTGGGATCAGTGGCCAGACTACCACCCCCGCACTGTGGTGCTAGTTCCATCCAAAGAACTGGCCGAGCAGAATGCGGCCAAACTTAGAGCCTTACTGCCCCACACGATCAGCGTGGGCTATGTGAGTGCAAGCCTGGGCACAAAGAAGTACAACGCTGATGTGATTGTGGCCACCATTGGCAGCATCCACAAGGCTGCGCACTTGCTTGGCAACATCAAAGCCGTGGTGATTGATGAGGCTCACCTAGTGAGCCAGAGGGCAAACGATGCAGGCATGTACCGCACCTTTTTGTCCAAGCTGGGTGAATTGTGCGAATTTAGAACCGTTGGCATGACCGCCACGCCTTTTAGGGGTAACCAAGTTTGGCTGACCGATGGCGACGATCCATTGTTCACCGGCATTGCAAGCCGTGTGTCCATGCGTGAATTGCTTGATGCCAAATTTATTGCCCCACTGGTTCCACCTACCGAGCGCATTGAGACTCGCATTGATGCTAGTCATGTTGGCATTTCCAATGGTGACTACAAAGTTGGCGAATTATCCCGTGAAGTTGAGAAATACCTTGCCAAAGTAGCCGTAGAAGCCACTAGAATCGCCTCAGAGCGCAAGAAATGGATCGCCTTTACACCAAGTGTCGCCAACGCTGAAAGCCTGTCTGACAAGCTGAATGCGCTTGGCATTGTCAGCGCTGTTGTGTGCGGTGAAACACCCAAACAAGAGCGCGAAGACTTGATTCGTCAGTTTAAGAATCACCAGATTCATTGCCTAGTCACCGTGTTGGCGCTCTCGGTTGGCTTTGATGTGCCAGACGTGGATTGCATTGTTTGGTGTAGGCCCACCAAGTCGCCAGTGCTTTATGTGCAGGGCATGGGCCGAGGCACTCGCATTGCAGACGGCAAAGATGACTGCTTGGTGCTTGACTTTACCGACACCGTGGAACGCTTGGGGCCGGTGGACACGATCCAAGGCAGGGCTAAGAAAAGGTCAGGCCCACAAGAAGCGCCTTATAGCATCTGCCCAGACTGCGGTGAACGCAACGCACCAGCTGCGCTTGTGTGTGTCCATTGTGGTGGCACGATCAGGGAAGAAGAAGCCAAGCCAATGGATGCCAAGGTTTCTTATGCTGCGCTTTTGTCAAGCCAAGCAGCCATGGCCGAACTGGTTTGGCATGACGTGTCACGGGTTGACTACAAATTGCACCAAAAAGAAGGCAAACCAGACTCTATGCGGGTTGACTACTACGGCGGCCTGCTTCGGGTGGCCAGCGAATGGGTTTGTTTTAACCATGTGGGCTATGCCAGGCAAAAAGCCGAGAACTGGTGGATGCGCAGGGAACAGAAATCTATGCCATCAGGTACGCAAGACGCGCTTGAGTGGCTTGAATTTCACGACATTGAAGAACCAGCCAGAATTGCAACCCGTAAAAATGGAAAATACACAGAGGTAAAAGATTATGAATTTAATAGAACTAAACGCAATCAAGAGACATTTGGACAGCCAAGTCAAACAAGTAAATTTGATACAAGTAAATTGCCGACAGTGCAACAACTTCGAGACAGGCATTTGTAAGCAGTTTGGAGCAAAACCACCGTTAGAGTGGATCACCGGCACGGTTGAGTGCGAACATTGGGAATGGGATCAAATCCCCTTTTAAGGAGACAATATGTTAGAAAAACCACCATATTCAAAAATTAGTTACCCGTTAACGCCTTTGAAAGACTTTAAATGGGAGTCTGGCTCAGATGTGCAAGCCCTTTGGCGTAAGCACGGTTGGACACCGCCTTCTGAAACTATGACTCCACCTCCACCACCCGCAGAAAAGTACATTGAGCCTTTAAGGAGAGTGCGCTGATGATGCCTGCAATTCAAATGGGCCGAATTGCACCCGTGCATCAGCTAAAGTTTTGCACCAAATGTCAAGAAAGCAGGCCGCCAGAGGGCGGCATTGACATGGGCAAAAAATGGAACTGCCAGCTTTGCTGGGTCAGACGAACAACTGGTAAACACTTGAGACAAAATGCCAAGACCAAAACCACCTGAACCCATTATAGGAAGACAAATCCGAATGTCTGACAGGCATTGGATGATCTTGCAAGAACTTGGCGGCGCTGAATGGCTGCGCAAAGAATTGGATAAAAAAGCCAAGATGCCAATGAAGTATTACCGCCGTGAACTAGACGCGCCGTCAAAGAAAGAAGTCAATGATTAACAGACCAGACTTTCAGACATGGAGCCAAGCTAACTTGGCCAAGTTTGCCGACGAAGCCTATGCCAAGTTGTGTGAGCAAGATGACCGCATTCAGCAGCTGCAATGCGATCTGAAGACGGCCATTGAAGCCTATCGAGCCTTAACTAAGGAATAAGGCGCGTTCATCAATGCGCCGGTTCTGAAGGCCCCGCAAGACTTTGCCACCGGCCATGCAGTATTTCAGAAGTTCTTCGGCAGCGCCAGCCATGTCGCCACGAAGAACTTTTTGGCGCATGGTTGAGCGTTGCAGTGTGCCTAGCCCAACATTGAATGAAAACGATACAAGTGCGTCAAACTGTCCTTGAGTAAGAGGCACAGGGCAATAAGTAGCCACGCCTTTCTCAAACCGAGCAAGGTCTGCCCTAAGAATTGCATTTACTTCGTCTTTTGAAAACGGGCGGTTATCTTCTGGATGAAGCGCGTAACTGCCTCTTTGATCAATTGGCATCTTGCCTTGATTTGGGTAAAGAACATGGCCTACTCCTATTGTCCACAGCTTGGCTGGGCACTGGTATGGTTTAAATCGAACACCTTCATGGTGTTTGATCATTTCAATTGTCTTGGCGCTGACGTTCATTTGCCAAAGGCTCTGCCGCCAAAGTGAAACGCAATGATGCTGGCAAACAGCGCTTGGGTGTCAGAGTCCCAAAGCATTTCGGCCAACTCCACAAATGTAGCACCGCTATGCCAGCCGTAGGCAAACAGGCCAACATCCACAAACAATAGCAAAAAGAAGAAACCGTAAGTAATGACAGGACGAACGCTGGCGCGTAGGTTTTTCATCCATTGGCTTGTGCCTTCGTTCAGACTTGTGTCGTGTGCATAGATAGCCTGCATTTCAGCCTGTTGCGCCCCAATTAAAACTTGCTGGGTGTTGGCTGCGCTTTCGGTTGCCAACTGGTCTGACCGAATATTTTCAATGCGCTCTTGCGCCTCAAAGCCTGCTTTGCGCAGTTCCAACTCGCGCTGGATTTGCATCTGGGCTAGTGCCAACTCATGGATTTTGTCAGCGCGGTCTTGGAAAAAGTCCAGCAGTTTGGGCAGGCCGCCCATTAGAAACGAAATTAGAGTTGAGAGTAAAGTCAGCATTTAGAGTCCTTTTTGTCATCATTTTGCATAAGTTTGATACCAGACAGGAACCCAATCATGCCGCCGATAAGAGTAGAAAAAGCGGGTGAAATCATTTTGAAAATCTCGGCGTTGTCCACTTCCTTGGCCCACAAGCCCAACATAAAGCTGACCACCATGGCCAACACGGAGATACATAGGGTTGTGCTTACCATGAGTGTGACCCACAGCGTCAACTTTTCTTTTGTTTCCATCTGGGGTTTCCTGATTGGTCTGGGTGCTGGTTTCTTGGTCATACAAGGGCATCAATTTTTCGTTTCAGATTGGTAATGTCAATGTTTATCGTGATCTGACGCATTCTGTATTCGTAAATTTCATACTCATACTGATGGAACTTCTTGACTTGGCTGTCCACTTGCACTTGAACCGCACGTTCAGCGTTTAACTTTTCTACCCGCTTGGCAAAAACTTCTGCCTGCAAATTTACTTGCGGCAGCACCACTGGATACCATTTGTCGAAACTGATCTTCACTTCTTTTCCCGATCAAGCGCATCTTTGTATCCATGAATGACTTTAGTTCTGAGTTCTGCCGAGTCTGCCGCGCCAGCCCATTCTGACAAATTGTTCCACATCATCACATAATCTTGAGATCGACAATGCTGTGCATTGTTTGTCAGCCACATAGACATCTGTTGATGGCGCTCGGACGGGTTGTGGATTGACCAAGCAATTGACCAAAACTCGCGCACATGACAGCCATTCTTGGCTACGGCTCCAACTAGCCCCAACAGCAGTAACAGAATGAGCCAACGCATTTACCACGCCCAACTCCATGCAATTACATAAAGGCTAAAAATGACAAAGGCCGCTACAAAGACCGCCGCAATAATTGCTTCGGCCCAATCTTTCATTTGTCCACTTTTCCATCTAACTTGTCAAAAATCTTGCCAAGCATGTCTTTGACATCCCGCATGTCGGCTCGGTAATCATCGCGGGCAACGTAGTTCAACGGCATGTTGCGCACGTCGCCGTCAAGCCGGTCAATGGCTTGATAAATTCTGTTAAGCGTCCAACCACCAAAAAAGCCTGCCACGGCCACAGAAATGTTAAAAAGCACTTGGTATTCCATTATTTGACCAATGCGTTTTGGTTAGTTTGTTTTGGAGCCAACTGATTAGGTTGCTCCAACGCTTTTCCAACTTGTTTGGTAATTTGGCGTGTCCGAGCAAATTCCGCAGCCGTCTGAGCGCCTGGGATCTTAACTGGCAATTGTTGTAAAGCCTCAAGGCCACGCAAGACAGCGCCAGAAGTATTGCTGTAATTTACAGCACCAGGCTCTTTGACCAATACATCTTTAATGGCATCGCGCAAGTCCATAATTTCATTACGGCCTTTTTTGCCAAACATGTAGACCAGTTTGTCTTCAGTATCAAGTTGATTGATAAGAGTGTTAAGGTTTCTAAAAGACGGCTGATCGCTTTTAGTCAGCATGTCTTTCATGTGCTGAATGGTTTGGCCTTGCAATTCTGCATACGCCTTTTCACCTTCTTTGCCGCCTTTTTTAAGCAATTTGGTGACCGTACGCATTTCTTCCAATGAGCCGTCAAGCACCACATACTTAAACACATCATCAAGCGCCACTTGGCGGTCAGCGTAACCAGCCTTTGTGCCAAGCAATTTGTCAACGCGATAAACATCTTCAAACTCTTTGGCCAACTGCGCTCTAGACTGACGCGCTTTTTGATATAACTCACCGCCAGCACCTTCACCCATTTGGGTAATGATGTTTTTCATAGGCTTGGCATTTGCCGAGTCTTTGACCGTGCCGATCTGTTGGTAAATGTCTTCAAGCGCTCGAACTGAAATTGCTCCAGTGCCCTGCGGGTCATTCATTCTTAATGACTCAGCCACAGAATCCAAAATTGGGTCTAATTTTTGACGTTGTGTTGGCGTTTTGGTTTCAATAAAGTCAAGCAAACTCTGATAAGGCACTTGTTGTAATGTTTCGCCAGCCTCATCTGCTTTTTTGTACAACGCCTTGTATTGGTCATACTTTTTGGTGTACTCATCATTAAGCGTTTTGTCAACAATCTTGCCAACAGCCCGCATTTGAGTTGGATCAGCCACTTCAGCACCAATTTCATTGGTCATGCGCTCAAAGTTCTGAACAATGGCTTTTTGTTTATTGGTTTCAAAAGCGCGCATTTGTTCAGCTAATTTGATCTTGGCATCTTCTGAAATGCCAGTTACCACACCACGGCGAACATCTGCCTCAAATTGCTGTTGGGGCAAGTTCTTAGTGCGCTCACCAAGTGTCGCAGGAATATTCAAGCGTTGCAGGCGCTCTTGGCGCATTAAGTCTTCAGAAGTAGATGCCGCGCCAACGCCTGGCATAACAGGCTGTTCGCGTGTCATTACTTTGGCCAAAGCATTTTGCACTGGCACTGTCGCCTGTCTCACAATAGGACGGGCAAGCACATTAGCTTGTGTTGCAACGGCAGGAGCCAAAGCGTTAATAGTTGAGCCTGTTGCGCCAAGTGTTGGTGGCAAAGCGCCAGTAATTGGTTGTAAGAACTCACCAACAGCACCCAAAGCCTGTCTAGCCGTTTGTGTGCGAGGTTGATACATGACAGACTTGGCAGCTTCTTCGCCTGCGCGAATGCCTTCTTGAGTGCCGTATTTGCCACTAGTTAATGTACCAACAGCACCAACAATTGGTGCAATGGCTGCGCCGCCTAATGTAGCGCCAACCGCAAATGGAGTTTCAATTGCACCCATGATGCGATCACGCATTGATACTTCTGGTTCTTTTTTATTAGTTACAACATTTTCAGCGCCCGGTATTGCCGCAGCAGGCCCCAACCCAATGGTCTTGTAAAATTCCATTTTTGGCATTTTTGCATAAAATTTTTCATGCAAAGAATCAGCCAGTTTTACGTCTGGCACATCATCATATTCAGGATATTGTGCGCGGAATTCTGCAAGAGTAGCCATTATCTATTCCTCAGTCCCAATGGATCATTTGCGCTTGCGCCGGGCAAACCACTAACACTTGGCTGAAGTTGTTGAATGCTTTTAGCCCCTGGGCCTGCTTGAACTTCAATTGCTTTAATTGCAAGTTTTCTAGCATTTTCTTTTTGTTTAATAACTTCTGCATTGTCATTAACTTGCGGAAAATACTTTTTATCTTCTCTGTCAAATTCTGAATCTGAAATAACAGCACCAGACTCTTTACGCAAAACAGCAGTAATAAAGTTTGATTTTGCTTGATTAACTTGTTGTTGAGTAGCACTAGTACCGCCTAAAACGCTAGGCAATGCTTGTCCCAATGCGCCACCAATAAGTGGAACGCCTTCAATAACAGCACCTTTAAGAACACCTTTTTTAGACAAATCATCCAAAATGGCATTAGCTTCTTTCATTCTCATGCCATAGGCTGTTGCATTGCTTTGACTTTCGGTCATTGCAGTGCCCTTGCCACGCAATGGCACACCCGCCGCAGAAGCCGCTTCTGGCGCAACAGCACCAGCTACTGGTGCGCGAGCGCCAGGCATACCCGCGCCAGCCACTGGCTCTGTTGGTGCAGCTGCTGGAGCAGGGCCACCAAGGGTAACGGGTACAGCTTGCAATGTGCGCTTGTTGACACCCACAATTGAGCCGTCTTCGGCTTCTTTAAGTTCATAACCTGGGTTGGCCTGCTCCCAAGCAAATTTTCGTTGAGCCAATCCAAGTTGACCAGCAGAAGTAGATGCTTGTTTTTCTGCGGTAATGTCGGCAAATGTTTTGCCTTTGGTGTATTCGCTGCCAGCCACAGGAGTGGCTGCGCCACCTAATCCTGGCATTGACAGAACACGTCCAGTAGGGCCAAGATCCTGAGCAAAAGTAACTGGTTTGTTTTGTTTAATGTACTCGCCCAAACCCAAAGCAGCTTTTTGCTTCCAAGCCTCAAAACCAGCAGGGTCAGCAGGAATTGATCGGGCTGCGTCCATGATCGAAACCTTAGTGACAGGAGAGCCTGCCATGTCGGGGTCTTGTTGTTGAGTTTGAAGCCACTTAAGTGCGTCACGTTGATCGGTTACATCCCGAAGCGCATCACGATATAAACCAGTTTTTGACACAACCAAATCATTGCGGCGCTTGGCTTCTTCGGTTGCAGCTTTACCAATTTCAGTCACACCAGTAGAAAGTTTACGGCCAGTTTCACCAAATTGGGTTGCCAACTTATAACGGGTTTCTGGCTGAGTCAGATCTGGATTTTCAGCTAAAAAAGTTTGCAAGCCCTTACGCTCTTTCAACGTAAGCGCATTCAACTCGCCCTCTTGGTCAAGTTGCTTAAACTTCATCGCAGTCATCAGCGTGTTGACCGGCGAAAATTGCGCTAGATCAATTTGTGCTGGCCTTGCGCCAAGGATAATACTAGGATCGATTGGCATTTTTTAAGTCCTTGTAAGGTACTTGTTCAGTAATTGATTTTGGTTGTACATACCATACACGCTAGTGGCTTGGCCTAAAGCATTAGAAAATGCGTTTGCCGAGCCAATTTGCCCTGCTGCCGCAGCGTTTGCTGCACCGGTAATTGCATTGATTTGGTTAGTACCTTGGTTGCCATAGATGTTGGTCAAGTTGCTACCAAACCCGCCATAAGCACTTTGACGCGCCGCAGTCGAGCCAGCGTAAGTGTTTGACATGCCTGCCCCGTAATTGCCCAAAGCAGAAGATGCGCCTGTACCTTGTTGTGCGGCAATATTGCCAAGGGTTGCACCATAATTTCCATAAGCAGTGGATTGACCAGCCCCATAACCTTGCAATGCTTGCGAGGAGGCAGCTGATAAACTGCCAGCCGCCGCAGCTTGGCCTGCTGCTGAAGCCTGACCACTAGCGGTCAAGGCTTGCAAAGGTGCAAGTTGGTTTTGGCGCTCGGTAGTAAACCGATTAAATGCGTTGCCGTATTCTTGGGCTTGGAATGCTTTGTTGGCTTGAAAACGGTTAAAAGCATTTTGATACTCCTGAGAACCCATTTCCTGACCATACCGAGCAGCGGCTTTAAGCGCAGCGCCAGATTGCAAACCGCCTTTGGCCGCCGTTGAGCGTTCAATGGCTTTTTGACCTTCAGCCACGCGAAACGCATAGCCTGGGTCTTCTTCCATTTGTTTGGCGTTGAATTGCTCAAACAACGTGTTGGGGTCAAACCCTTCAACTTTAAATGCGGTGGCCGCTGAACCATAGCCTGGGGCTTTAGTGTTGCCACTCAAGCCCAAAAGATCCATCATCTTGGCTTGGCCAGTTTCACCCGCTTCTTTAAACGAACTAAGGTTTTCAACTTGCTTGTTGAACAGTTCGCGTTGCAAATTTAACTGAGCATCAAGGGCTGCTTTTTGAGCCGCAATTTGCTGACCCAATGCAGCGGCAGCGGCGGCTTGGCCAGCAGCGGCAGCGTCAGCTTGAGCCTTAAGGGTCTTATCAAGGGTTGTTGTTTGAAGCGTAATTTGCTTATCGACGTTTTCTTTGTCGGCAGCAAGCTGTAACGCTAATGCTTCTTTTTGAGCAGCAATTTGCTTTTCAGCAATTGCCAAAGCCGTTTCGCCTGATTTTTCAGCGCCAGCAACTTGGGTTTCTGCTGCGCTTTCAGCGGCATTTGACGATAACACTGCGCTACCAAGGATAGCACCACCAACAGCTACAAATCCCCATGTCATAATTTATCTCCTTGCGCCGTCAGTTTCGGCAAAGCGTCAACAGATGCAATTAAACCCATTTCATCATACGACGGTGAAATGACTTCTTGCTCGATTTTATCCAGTTCTGCTTCAGATTGGAACTCTGTTAAATGGACAGTTGTCCATAGTGTATCTTCTTCAGCGTAAACTGCACGTTTTAAACCTACTTCAGACACAAAAGTACATGGGCCTTGTAGGTGTTTCTGACCAAACTCTGTAAAAACGGTCACTTTACCCTTGGCAATAAAATTCAAATGCTGGTGGCGGTGAATCTTGCCGATAATCAATGTTCCTTTTGGGATCATCATTTCGCGGGCATAAGTGCAGCATCCATACTTGTCGTCTTTTGGCGTGAAGTAGTGGGTTAGGGTGCAATCTTCAAGGGTTGACTGAGCCACACCGCTGTCAATTAAATCTTGCAAACCTTTTTCAATAACCAAAATTTTTTCTCGGAATTGCACTTTGACGCGCTCAGGATTGGCAACAGCAAAGCCTTTGCCGTATGTTACTGAGGATGGTGCGTATGTCATCATGATGCCATGATTACCCAGTTTGTGCCGTCCGATACAAGGGTTGCCCATGCGCCGACGGTGGCAGGAAGGATTGCTGTGCCTGGCGTGGCGCTACCAATTGGCGCAACATTACTAGAAGCCGACACAAGAGTCTGGGCTTGCAGATTTTTAAAAGTCACCGCACGTCCAGTTGATGTTGCAGCAGACGGTAACGTAACGGTGCAAGTCGAACCCGATTTGTTGTTGATAACCCAGCCTGCGGTGCTATCAAGTGTAAAGTCAACAGTTCTAGTAATAACAGGCGGTCGTTCAGTCAATCCAGTACCGCCATTTGTAAGGGGCAAAACACCCACAGTTCTACTAGTAACGTCAAGATTACCCGTAGTCCTAGAAGCAATGTCAATAGTGCCGGTAGTTTGGGTGGTTAGGTCTACGCCCGATAAAGTACCACCTAACACAAGATTTCCTGCGGTTGTCACAGTGCCCGTTAAAGTAACGCCGTTGACAGTGCCAGTTCCATTTACTTGCGTAACGCTACCACTTCCAGTACCCGCACCTAAATTTGCACGGGCTTGGGCTGCGTTATCTGCGCCAGTACCGCCGTTTGCAATTTGAGCAATACCCAAAGTTGAACCGCCAGACACAACGTAAATATTGTTTAAAAACCTAAACCATTCGCGTGAAATTAACCCCGTGTTTGCATCAGTCAACGCTACACGCGAAGACGGAATTTTGGTGAAGTTTTGAGGGTTAGGCATTTGTTGGACTCATAGTGAGTTCAGCGCCCATAATGGCAATCTTAATTGGATCGGTAGCCGACACTTCATACACGCGATCGCGCAGTTTTAAAGTCATGCCCAATCTGCGCCAAATAACACGACGGCTCCATTGTCCAGTTTTACCCATTGACCGCCAGTGGCTGTTGCTCCAAGTGTGACCGCCATCGTCAGACCAGCGCAACATGACTTGTGGGTCAATTGCCGTTGCGGTAAGTTGACCTTTTTGAACCAATATTTTGCCACCTATAACAGACGGCCCTTCAACAAGTACAAGTTGACCACCGTCTTCTTGAACAAGATCGTTACCGCTTTCGGTAAGTAATACTTCGTTAAGCGTGGGGTCAGGATATTCCCAAACAAGGAAATCGCCGCCTTCAGTAAGCAAATCATCATTTGGGTTTGAAACGTCAATAGATATGATAGGCGTTGTAACGTCAGAGTTAATTGCGCCAGTTTCAGCATCAAGCTGAAGCGAATGTTGGGCCGTACGTTTTAAATCGTTTGCGCCTGTAGGCAACGCCCGCCATGACCGCAGCCATTTTTGAACTTCGCCGTTGTCCGAAAACACATCTAAGTCAAAAGCGTAAATGTTGCCAAGTTCATGGTCGCCTACAACAACTTCGTTGCTAAACGACATTTGGCAATTTGAACGGTGGCGGGTAAACGAACCATTTATAAATGCAGCCCGTTCATGCCACAACGAAGTGGCAACGTCAAACACCCATGTGGTATTGGCCGAGGGAAAAATAAGCACATAAAACGAATGGCCGTCTTGCTGATAAGTGTAAGCAATAGCGTCCGACAAATTGCCATATTGCTGAATCTGCCACTCAACCGCATGGGTAGACACGCGCTGGGCTGTGTAGCCATTAGCGCGGTAAACAATACCACGGCCACGCGCATCCGCACCTAGCCAAAAAATACCGTTATCTAGTTTGGCAACCGAAAACGCTGCAATACAACCTACCTCATTAAACGCGCCTTGAACGGGGCTTAACGGGAAATCGGCAGCGCCAGAGTCATACCAAACTTCAACAGAATTGGTTCCAAACAACCACGCTTCGCGGTGGTCAACCAAAATCGACACCAAGCCGTCAGGAGAGCCTTCAGCGCTTGCAAAATCAAGTGGGTCAATGGATGTACCATCTTGCAAACTGGTGATCCACAAACGCTGGCTATTGGGTTCGTTGAACACAAAATAGCCGTCCAAATAGCCCACGGTGACAGCGCCGGGGAAATCTGGGTCATCAATCTGCTTAAATTGAAGCGTTAAGCTGTTATAGATAAAGCTAGGGCCATTGCAAGCAATAAATAGCTGTGTGCCATTGTCCGACATGCTGACAGGGCCAGATGACCCAGCTACTGTACCAATTGGGCTTACGTTCCAAATAGAATCAATTTTATAAAGCACTTCGCCAGATACGGCGTAACCGTAGCCGCCAAATTGCCACAACCCACGAATTGGGCCATCGCCCATGTTGGCAAGAAGTTTTAGGCCAGGGGCGCGGTTTAAAAACGCTGGTTCTTTTCCACCCTCGGGAACAGCCTCGGGAAAAAGATTGACCATGCGAGAATCGGCAGCATTTACCGATCGCGCAACATAAGTGCCGCCCAGAATCGGTGTTTTCATCAGTAGTTACCGGCGTAAATGTTGAAACGCTGGCGTGTTGCCACAATCGCATAAGGCAACGACATCACATCGTCTGGATTATTGATGCGCTTGAGATTTCGCTTGCTAGTCATGGCAATGCGTTGCACTTGTGGGCTTGGCTCAACGCCAAATTCAGGCGCAATTTCCATTGCCAAGTTGTAAGTAAACGCCCGCAAATAGCCTGGTGGAAACAACATTTGCGTTGCCAACGTAGCAGGCTGATTTAATTTTTCAACCGAAATAAAGTGCCATTCCAAATCCCGTGTGGGTCTTGGATACACCGTCATGGTGAAATCAGGATAGGTGTTATTGACAAAAATAACTTGCGGGTATGTAGACGTTACGGTTTTGACCGCAATGCCGTCATACTGTTGCTGATTGATAAACTTGATACCAAACGACACGTTTGTGCCAGGGTCACGGTAATACGTTGCATCATCTAGCAATACTGGGCGCAAGCCCACAAAGTTACCAGTTGGGCCTAGAGTGCGGGTGATCTCACCGGCAGGCCAAGTAAAGATTTGATCTTGCGTACTGAACACCGAAAGTCGCTCGGTATTCCACGAATCAATCATCTGATCAAGCGCGGTCAGCGCGTCATTTGACATGTCTGCCGAAGGTGTCTCACCTTCAGCCAGTACACCTAGCAAGCGCAATGCTCGGTTGATTTGTTCGCCAGCGGTGTACGTTGCCATTCTCAGACTCCTTCGGTTGCACCCTCGACAACTTGAGTTCGACGGGTAGATTTGCGTTTTGTCCCCAATACGTTTACAGGGGCCGCATCTTCGGAGTCCGAAGGCGTATTTACATTGTAGCGTGTCCAGCCATTATTTTCATCTGCAACAGCTTCAAGTTCCATTGTGGCAACTTTACAGCCGTGAATTGGGTGGCTAAGATAAATGTTCATATTAAGAAAAGGGGGTGATTAACCCCCTTTTTAGTTTAGCCAATGACCCAGTTTGTGCCGTTGCAGAAAACGGGCACAATGTTAGAGCCACCGCCAGCAACGGTAGCGCCGGCGTTGCCTGAGTAAGCAGCGTTTGAGTTGCTTACCGCAGACCGAGTACCAGCTAAAGCGGCTGATGCTGCGGGCAACTGGGCAACCGTGTACAACGTAAATTGCGCGTTGTCCAAAGCAGGGTCAGAATATGCAACCCCAATTGGTTGAGTGTTTGACATAATTTTTCCTTTAAAAATGAGGGCCGAAGCCCCCATTTAGGTTTTTAAGACACGCGATAGATTGAGTACGCTGCGTCGCCTGTTTTGCGGAAACGAAACGTGCCAGATGTATTGCTGGTTTTAGTCAGCGAATCTTGGATCGTGTCGTTACCAACAAGGGTGTTGCCCGTGCCAGCGGTAAAAACTACGTCATTTGCTGCATTGTCGCCAATGTTGATAAACGCGCAATCAAATGTCGAGCCAACTTTAAGGCTAGAGAATGCAGCGTCAATCAGCGCGCCTGTTGGGAACACATAAGCGCCAGCATCTGTGCCGCCTGAGTCCATAGTACACACACCAGCAGCTAGGTCTGCCGGAGTGATAGTGACTGCCGCGCCAGACAATGCAACGGGTGCGCTGGTGTTAGAGAAACTGATTTCGCCGAGATTGCCGTCACCAACTTGGTAACCGCTTGCGCCATTAGGTAAAGCCATGATAATTTCCTTTCAGATTTGATACGAAGAACGGGGCCGAAGCCCCATTTGATTAGCCCCAGATACGGCAGGCCATTTGTGGACGAATTGTGCTGAAACCGTACAAAACGTCAATACGGCAAGGCAAACGATCGTTGTTGATGTCGTACTGGCGAACCACACGCAAGCTGATACCGTTATGAACGGCACGGGCAGCCATGTCAACGCCTTGGGGCAACAACAAGTCAGCGGTCGCAAATGTGATCGCATCTTTGTGGTAAACCAAGTTTTGTGCGTACTGAGTGGATGCCGCGCCTACAAAGGTCACAACACCACCAGTTGCAGGCAATGCGCTCATAGTAGCCAAAGCGTGGCTAGCAGAGTACATAGGGGCAACGGTCACAGTCCAAGTACCCGCCACAGCAGTAGCAGTAGTCAAAGCCACGAATTGGAACAAAGAACCAGTTGACTCGCGGGTCTGTGGGTTAACAGCATTGCAACCGCTGATAGTGAACACGTCACCAGCATTGATTGTTGTTGTTACAGAACCTTGTTCCAACAGAATGGTTGCTGAACCTTCGGAAGTAACGCCGGGGGTCTTAACCAATGTGGAAGCAGTAGCGCTGCGTGAACCAGTTGTGTGCTGCTTGATAGACTGAGACATGTTGACTTCTTCAAAGCCCAACACGCCCATACCCATCATGCCGTTCTTGAATTGCTTGCTGATAGTGTCTGTTGGGTTAAACAGACCTTTCATGCCTTCAACCAAACCAGCGTTAGCAGCAGGGTTTACGGTAGCGTAACGTGGAGACATCACAGCAGCGTTTTCGTTCAGCTTCTGCTGGGCTTGCAACAAGACCAAAGAAGTGGCGGGGGTTGTGCCAGGAGTACCAACAGTGTTACCAATGGTGCGGTATGCGTTGGCAACGTCAGCATCAATAGAAGATGCCAACTGGCTGATACGAGGCTTAAGCACACGTTCAGCAAAGTCGTCCAACTGCATTGTCAATTCAGCAGATGTGAAGTTGACACCAATGTGCTTTTGTGAAGCAACAGTCAATGTGGTGAACTGTTCGTTGTCATCTTGCACTTGCAAGGCAGCACCGTCAGTTACCAAAGCGCGATCGGGTAAGCGAATACGCAGTGTAGAACCGATTTTAGCGCCTTCAACAGCAAAGCTGTCGTCGTACTGGCGGTTCACGTTACGGGTAATTACAAGGTTGTTCTCAAGAATCTCAAGAGCCTTACGGGTGATCATGTCGATCGTCAGAATACTATTAGACATTTAAAAGTCCTTTCAAAAGATTAACGATTACGTTGCGCTTCATACTTACGAATCTGGCGATTGCGTTCGGCTTCGATCCAATCCGAGGTAGACATGGTTTTGATTGACCTTGGGTCAGTCGTGTCATGGCTCGGGCTTCCCGAAGACCGCGCAGTCACCGGACTAATAGGTGTTGGCGCAGAAGTTGTTTTCTTCACCGGAGGATTGTCAGACAATCTGACTTCAATCTTTCCGATTTCCCTTGCCTGCAAAATAGGTGACAAACGAGCAATGCGTTCAGCCTCTTTGGGGTTTGAACCTAGCCAATAAGCTAGATCAGGCCCAAGATCAGAATACTGAATTGTTTCAGCCATTACGTCGGTGATTCGCAGCTTGGGGTTGTACACGACATCTTCAAAATCGTCGTATTTGTCCCGCGCCTTTTCTTCACGTTCGCTGTAAGCCTCTACAATTTCAGCTTGTTCCTTTTGGCGATCCCGTTGAGCAAGCAATTCTTCGGCTTTTCTGAGCGCCAGTGCTTCCGCATAGGCATCAGTGCTTTCAAAATTGTCAATCGACGGCATTTCCTTGGGAGCAACTGGCACGGTTTGCCGTGCGGCTTGTTCACGTTCCCACTTGCGCTGTTCTCTTGCGAGGCGCTTGCCAATAGCAGCGTCAAGTTCCTCTTGCGAGAATGTCTTGGCAGGCTGGTTCTCAGCTACTTCCGGCGAAGATACTGCAACTTCAGGTGTGGCCGTCACATCCTTCGTTGGCGCGGAGTCTACTTCCGCTAGGGCTTGGACTTCTTCAGTCATGTTTTAACTCTTTAGAGTTCCCGGTGAACCTCACCGGTAAGGTTTAAAGCATTCGAGTAACAACTCTTTGACCAGCGGTTAAACCAGTTGCAAAAGTAATTGTAGTCGTATTGGTTTCAGTATAGTCGTAATTAAACTCTTTGACGAGGCCATTGACAATAACCATTAAATAACCGCCAAGGCCGTATTCGGGGACTGTAAACACAGTTTGTCCGGCGGTAGCAACAATAGTTGGGTTTTGAACACCTAAAACACTATTTACACCGTCAGCAGTCCAAATCAAATTGTCCAGCGAATCTTTAAGCAACAACGTGTAACGCGATGGGCCAAACCACACATTAGCTTCGCCACGCGAGTCTAGGATTACAGGGTTTGCGTTTGCAGTAGTTGCTGCGCTGCTTGTGTAAGTAGCCAAGGGCACTGTTGTGCCACTGGCGTAAGTAAACAGTTTGCCGCCAACCAAGGGAACGCCCGCAGCCGTAAAAAACTGCATTTTTGGTGATGGGCTAAGAGTAGCAATCATGCGCTTTCCAATTCTTTAATTTGCGCGGTAATAGTGGCCGTTGATGTGTCGCGGTCAATACTCATACAGCCTTTACACACGATGTTGTAATCTACACCATTTGCGTCTTTTTCGCTTTTAACAGGCACTGTAATGTCTAAGTTTTTAAACAAATATTCTTTGCCGTTTTCAAAAACACGCCAGACGTGATCCATTGAACCGCGCCCAGCTTGGCCACGGGTTTTGTTAAATCTGATCTGGTATGTGTTCATACAATCTCAGCGGCTGGCGCTGGGCAAGCCTGCGGTTGATGGATTACTGTCAAGTTGAAATGCACAAACTTAATTGGCAGTTCAGCAGCGTGGCGTGTAAAAGAATGAGCAAGCCATGAGTTAGCAAAAATCATCATGCCAGGCTTTGGCGTAAAGTTAATCATTTTGCTGGCTGGAGTGGCTATATTGATGTCTTGTTCTGGCAAGTCAATTTGCACCTTGGCTGCACGGGGGTCATGGAACACTACATGGGAACAATCTTCTGGGGTTTCCAAAAAGTAAAAACCCACAATTTGAGAACCAAATCCATGAACGTGTGCGTCCATTGCAGAATGCTTGTAATGCTCTTGTGTCCACATTTCTGTAAATTGCACCGCCCTGTCTTGCATGGCGTAGCCTTGCTCATTAAGTATGTTCCAAGCTGTTGAGCCAATAAACTCAGAAAACTTGGCCATGCGGGGGTCGGCAAAGTAACTAGCCGTCATGTAGACAGGATAGATTTCGTTTAGATCGCGCTCTTTACGCTGGACTTCTAAGGCTTCTTCAGAAACAGGGTTAACCATTTCTAAAAAGTCAGGGCGCTCAATAATGTAAATTGGGCAGGGAAATTGATGTGCAACTTGAAGTTGTGTTTGCAGAACAACTTCAGCCACCGACTCAGCAGCTTTACACACTTTTTGCTTTAACTTTTTAGTTGCAGTTTTTGCCACGGTTTAATCCTTGTTGTTTGGGTTGTCAGTTTACAACCTGAACCCATTGCCAAGCAAGAAAATCAAACTTGTATTGACTATTGTCAACTGGTTTGGCTGGAGCCTCTTTCCAATTATTGTCTGCGCCGCACCAAGCCATGGTTACCCCCTCAATTGGCTCAGGATATGGAACAGGGGGAACCATTGTGTTGGTAGCCTCATCAAGTACCCATGTAGTCCAGTTTTCGGGGTATGGCCGATTGTAAAAAGCATCACGAATTTCTTGTTGCACCGCAGCTTTTTCTTCTGCGGTCATGTCGCGTACAACCCACACGTCAGTCCAAGCGCCGTCTACTTTGGCGTAAATTGGGATGTCGCTGTCCAAAACCTGATACATACCTGGAACAGGGCGCTCAACACGAATAAATGGCTCCCAGTGTGCGGGAATTGAACCAAACGCTTCAAGAAGGTTGTCTTCAAAAGCAGGATGGTTTTTGGTTACGCCGTTTTCAGTTTCAATATAAAGGTTCATGGTTTGTCGCCTGTACAAGTTGATGGGTACGAGCGTGTGTTACCCGGCCAAATAATGCGAACCGCGCCAACAGCACCTGTGCCAGAACCAGAACTTGTACCAGAACCAGCACCACCACCGCCGTATGCTCCACCATTTGCACCCGAGCCGCTTGCGCCAGATGAACCACCGCCGCCAGGATTGCCCGCAGAACCGCAAATAGGTGCGCCGCCTGCGCCATTGCCGCCTTGACCAAGTAAGCCTACGCCGCCGCCGCCGCTGCCACCCCAAGGATTTCGCCCGCCGCTACCGCCGCCGCCGCCGCCGCCCGCGCCAGTTTGACCGCTGCTTTGATTATTACCGCCGCTACCGCCGCAGCCAGCATATCCAGCACCGCCAGCGCCGCCGCCACCAATAACACCACCAACTTGACCCTGACCCCCAGTGCCACCAGTTTTAGCAGTTGCGCCGCAAGCAGAACTACCCGCGCCTGGAGCGCCGCCGCCTTTTGCAACTCCACGAGTACCGCCGCCAGCACTTAGGTTACTAGAAGGTAATGTCGCAGTACTGGCTCCTCCATTTGTAGAGCCAGAACTTGCGGGGCCTCCCGCGCCAACCACAATTGCGTATGAATTGCCTGGGACAACCGTAATGTTGTTTTTGTACGCCAAACCACCTGCGCCGCCGCCGCCACCGCCCGCTGAAACGGGCAATCCCGTGCAACAGCAAAGGGTTGTACCGGTTGGGCCACCGCCACCACCGCCGCCTACAACAAGGACAGAAACCGAAGTCACGCCGGTTGGGGCAACCCAAGAATAAGAACCGGCAGTTGTATAGGCTTGTTGACCTATGGCTGCGGTTGTTGTGATTGAATTACTTGCCGCGCTATTTGGGCTGTTACCAAGAGCATTTGTGGCGTACACAACAAATGTGTAAGACGTAGAAGGCGAAAGACCAGTTACTGAAATTGTTCCAGACCCTGCTTGACTTAATGTGCCTGTACCGCCAGAAGGTGTTGAAACCGCCGTATACGAAGTAATGGGCAAACCGCCGTCAGATACTGGCGCGGTATATGCCACGGTTGCGGTTGATGAGCCTGTTTGTGTGGCCGTGCCAATGGTAGGCGCGCCAGGCACTGAGCCATAGCTGCCACCCACAAAACTGGTAATGATCCCACTCATGACACGTTTCCGGTTACCACACAGACTGTACCGCTAATAAACAAGATGTTGCAAACACCGCGAGTTGCCAAAGACAATGTGGCTTTGTCAGCATCTGTACCGCCTTGGTACGCTGTTGTAATAGACAAAGTAATCGTAATTGAACCAGACGTGTTGTTAAAAAGAACAACTGCATCACCGGCTGAAAATACAGCATCGGGGACAATAATTGAGCCACTTGTGCCAATTTCAATAAATTCGCCTACATCGGTTGTCGCCAACGTGTAACTTGTAGTCTTGGCCGCACCAGACTGAGGTATTGCACGAAGTTTTCCAGCGCCGTCATTGTATGACGCAGCCGTAGTCACTACGCCGCTACCCTTAGGTGTAAGCGTTATGCTGATGTTTGTGTCTGTGCCACTGGCCACAGCGCTTGTGCCGGAAACCGTAAGTTTGGCAGCCGCCACGTTTGTATCAAGTGAGCCTTGAAGCGTAGTTGCTGTAACAGTAGTAGCAGAAAGGCTTGTTGCTGAAATAGCTTTGCCTGCCGTTAAATTGTTAACCGAAACTTGTACAGTGCTGCCCGATTGGACAATCGGCAGGACTTCAGTACCAGCAAGCGGGGTTGATGCCGCTGGTAATTGGGAAATTTTTAAGTCAGCCATTTAATCACTCCAAAAGGATATAGTCGCCATTTTCTTGCACAAGGTTTGCTCCAGATTCTGTCAGTAAATTATCTACTGTCAAGCTGTTGTCTATCGTGCCTGAAAAAAGCGTGGCGATGCCGCCAAGCCCAATTGACACAGCATTTCTGATAGCAATTCCAAAACTCATTGGATGTTTATTGCTTTGCAATAAATCGAACCCGTCGCGCTCACTTGTATCGCGCTGACGCGCCAAGGAGCGCCTGTGCCAGCGGGCACACTGAACGGGATGGGTGTAAATGCAGGGATGGGGGTGCTTGCAGTGGTAGCTGTAACGCCTTCACCAACCACCACATAGCAGGGGGTTGTTGACCACACTACGACACCTTGAGGGCCAGCCGCCCAAGTGCTAGTCGAACCAGCCGAACCCGAATACGAAACAGTCGCGGCAGGGAATACCGTGTCGGCTAGAGGTTTTAAAAGTTCCATGATGGCTCCTTATGCCTTAAATATACCATAGCGATTAAATTACGCCAAAAATTTTAACTTGTAAAGGGTTCGCAAGTAAACCTCAACAATGTTGTCAATCAACTGCTGCAATGAACTGTCGGACTTATCGCAAACTTCGTACCTTGCGTCTTCGATCTGTTTGAGCGAATCTTCCAAGAATTCAATGACATTGTTTGTCTTTTTGACAGAATGCAAAGTGATTGGCCCAATCAAACCGTGCCTGCCTTGGTAGGCTTCGGCAAAGTCATCAGCTGCGCCAATGATGCGGTCATAAAAGATGTTCAACGCTACATGCTTGGAATAGCTTCTAGTGTTCAGATGCACCGAGTGAGTGACATCCCTAGCTAAAAACAACAAACCTATAAATTCAGCAGCTTTCATTGTGGCATTCCTTGTGGCATTTCTTGAGGTGGCATACCCTCTGGTGGCATACCCATTTGTTGCATTTCACCCATGTTTTCCATTGACATCTCACGGCCTGGCATCTCGCCCACAAGATCACCACTTGTAATCATGCCGTGAACTGTACCCATCACGATGTCTTGAATTTGCTCTGGCGACATGCTAGCCTGAACAGCAGAAATACGCTGTGTTTCAGCCGCATACGCCTTGACCATGGCTTCAAACTCTTTGATCTCATTTGTGCGAACAATCTCAGAACTATGCACATTGTCAATCATTCCAACCAATTGATCCATCTGCTGGCTCATGGCTTGGATCTGCTGCTGGGCCGCCTGCAACTCAGGTGAGTCTTCACCGTCACTGAGGAATTTCGGATCAATGGTCTTGGCAAAGCGTTTGGCCATTTCTTGCGCCCCAGGCCAATCCATGTTCTTCACAAACAAATCACCAGCCACCGCCCACAGCTGCGGGTTGCCCTGCAACAACATGCCCATTGCCTCAAGTGACTCTTGGCGCTTGGTAGCGTAGCCCGGCCCCGTTGTCGCCACAACGTCGTACTTGCCAACACCAGGGTTATAGATCTTGTCAATCAAAATACCCTCTTGATCGCGGATTTCGCGCACCGGCATTGGCTGCTCTGGATCAATCTTGGCCATCTTGGTCACGCCGTCTTCCCCAATAATTCGGGCAATACGTTGCGTGTCATAGATTTTGGGGATCAAATCAACCAGTTGACGGGCAATGTGGCGAACGCCGCGAGTCAAGTTGTCACCATAGTGGTAAGTGCCAACATCACCCTCACGCTGACGCGCAAGAATGGCTTTACCAGAGCGCTCATTACCGCCTTGGCCTAATGATGCGTTGTACTGGCCAGTTGTGGACTTGATGTCTTCGGATGCGCCAGCTTTGGCCTGCAACAAACCAGACGAAGCCATTGGCGGCTGGGCACGTTGGGGCAGTGGCAAAACAGCGCCTTGGCCATCGGTCACATCGGGGTTAACTTCTAGATAAGGCCAGTTGTTTGTGTTGGCCGTCTTCCATTTTTCCTCATAACCCTCAAACTGGCCACCATAACCAATGAACGGTGCTTTGGGAGCCAGAGCCAACATTTCGGCTTCTTGGCTGACCCAATAGTTGTACATGCGCTGGGCATCCTTGGCGTTACGCACAAGGCCACTGATGTAGATCCTGCCGTCAACTTCAAACTCATTGCCAACAATGCGAACCACGGGGATGTACTTGCCAGCCCATTCGTTTTGCTCAAGGATTTCGTATCCATTGATCTTGCAATACCGAACACGGGGGCGGTCAGATTCGCGTGTGCGCTTGGGCTTGCCGTAGGCTTGGCGAAGCATCTTGTCTTCGGGTGTGCCTTCAAACGCCGTCGCGTTGCCGGGGTACAAGTTCAGCGTAGCGCGGTCATATTCAATGTAGTAATAATCCGCAATGCGGATCGTGTCTTCATTGAGCCAGTTGGATATTGACTGATCGCCTACACCCAAAGATTGCAAAGTTGTAATGGGCGCTGCATCTGGGTACATGCGTTCATAGTCTTCTTTGGTCACGTCTTCGGTGACAAAGCAATACTTGGCATCTGCACCCGTTGGGTCTTGAATCGTTGGATCCATGTAGACCGAGAAGCTGTTGCGAACTCGGCCAATCTTAATGTCTTGATTAAAGTTGTCGTCGTCGCAATACTCGGTCAGCAACCTAATGTAGCCCTCACCATAAGCCACTTGGTTTTCGCAGGCCGTGTCGTATGCAACGTCAGCGTCCGAAATGTACTCAATGTGGCGAATCATGCC